CTCATTCCTTTAGGAATGAGACCCTAGTCATTTAACCCATGACTGGGACCAGTTTTTAGCTATCTGGTATAGGTAAAAATTATAATTTTTGTTAACCGATTGAATTAAGTTAATAGTTTAATATAAACCCTTATTCAACCAATCTTAGAAATGTCACGATCCAAAAAAGTTCAACCCATTTCTTCCACTTGGAGGAAAAAGAATTCACAGAATAACTCGTCTGTTAAGAGGAGCAAAAAATTAAATAATGGTTCTACTCATGAGAATGAGCAGATTCGTGGTTTTATTCTTTGCTTAGAGGTCTGGTTCACAAAATCTTTCCCTAATTGGGTTAGAAAAGGTGTACCAATACTTCAACGAGGTAAATTTTTAGAGTGCTTTAAATCATTAGATATTATTGATTATCCAAAGTTTTTTAAATTTTTACTGGCTTACAATTTCTCAAAATTGACACATCAAGAACTCCCCAAAGGAGATATTAAGTGGTGTGTGAATATCCTATCTTTCTTTACTCGGCCTGTTCAGGCTCGATTAAAGACTCTCTTTCTACAAAAATCTCCTAGGAAGTTTAAATGTCTTTGGAATTTACTTCAATGTAAATCCTTAGCTAATAAAGTTCCTAATTCTTTTATAGAAGAGACCTATGTTAAACATAGGGATAAGATGTCTACACCGCCTTCTACCGAATTTGATTCAGATCTTGGAAGAAAGTTGAGAGAATTTGTAAGTCCCTGGGCTGAGCAAGTTGTCAAAAATTATAAGGACAAGACTTTCAAACCAACAAATCATGCCTGTTATGAATTTAATAGGGATGACGGTGGTAATCTTAAAGGAAATTTAACCAAAATTTCTAATAAGATCTCTCCAAATTTTACTGGGATCCGAAAGGAACCTCAAGTAATTCATTTGGAGGGACCACCTAGTTGTGGAAAGTCTCGTGCTGTAATTAAACTATGTAAAGCTTTGTGTACTAAAATGGGATTAATTGGGGATTACTCCAATTATACTTATTATAGGTCATGCGCAACCGATCATTGGGATGGTTATAGGAATCAACCGATAACAATTTTAGATGATTTTGGATTTGAGACCCCAACTACTGGGGACCGAAGGTCCGAAATTCTACAATTGGTATCTGAATGTACCTTTATCGTCCCGATGGCCGATTTACCTAGTAAGGGTAAATGTTTCACTTCTGCATTTATTATTGTAACGAGTAACTATGGTTCTCAACCTCTTCAAAGTAAGGGATGGACTTGTCCATCTGCTTATTTTAGAAGGTTGTCTCCAACCTATCTTTTTAAAGATAAGATAGTTACTGAGTGTACATATAATATTCCAGAAGATGATGCATTATCTGGTACCTGGTCGATTAAAGGATGTTGGGAAAAATTCCCAATTGACTTTATGTGTGAGACAGCTTATAACCGTTATCTTCGTTTTAACAATGAAGATGATGGCTGGTGTCAAACGATTCGACCGGTTACCCCGGGATTAGCTGGAACTTCTCTTCATCATCCGATGAAGGTTCCTTTAATGAGTTTAGTTAAGACTCATGCTATTCCTGAGCCCCTAAAGGTTCGCATGATTACAAAGCCTATGTTTGCGACATATGCTCTTAAACCAGTTCAAAAAGCTATGTTACTTTCTCTTTCTAATTATCCATGTTTTCTACCGTGTTTTCAGCCAGAATTTGATTTATCAAATTTGGGTTTGTACGACCCTGGTAAGTTTTACTTATCAGGGGACTACACAGCGGCGACAGATGAACTAGATATCAGGTACTCAAAAATAGTTTCCTCTGCCCTCTCAATTGCTTTTCGTGCTTCTGGTCAAGACCATATAGCTGATTACATTGAATGGGAAGGAGGAAATCACATTATAGAGTATCCAAAATATCTTAATTTACCTGCTATCGTCCAGGAAAATGGACAGTTGATGGGATCATTGTTATCTTTCCCTATTCTTTGCTTAATAAACAGTTTTACTGTTTGTCAGGCAACGGGAAGGACTCTTGATGATGTCCCAGCACTGTTTCATGGTGATGACATTGTTGCGCAAATGAGCAACGATGAAATAATTAGATGGAAGTATATAGCTTCTAGAGTCGGTTTACAACTCAGTGTCGGAAAGAACTATATTTCGAACAGTTTCTGTTCAATTGATTCTCAACTCTATTTAAATATAGAGGGTGTCATGAAAAAACAATGTACTGGAAAATTTTCACTTTTAAATAGTGAAGATTTTACTTCCTC